TAGTCGTCGGCGATGACGTTGTTTCGACAGCGACTCGTGCTCTCGTGCTGATGGATCGATGATCGCAAACTTACTAGATGCCGTGGTGGACGCGCTCAACGGTCCGCCACCAGCGGCTTCTGTTGCAGCGTCGAAAACGTGGGCGCACTATTGGGTGCTCGCACGTGAAACACCCGACGTGTGCGTCGTTACGTTCGTTCGCTCCGAGCGCGGACAGCTTTCACGAACGAAATTCTGGTTTGTTTTCGACGTGGAAGTCGTTCGCGCTCTCCCGTACACAGATCAGGTGTCTATTGAAACGGTTGTCAACGACGTGCATTCTATTGCGTCGCGACTTACAGACAACATGATACTTGAACGCAACAACATTACGTATATGCTTCAATCGGTCTTATTCTCCGATCCGCTTTACGAGATCGAGGAAGTGTTTGATGAGAGCGCCTTTGTTCGCGCGAGTGTAATTGCGCGTTATGTTGTGCCGGAGTTGTTGTGATGCCCTCGGAATCGCTTATCAGAGTGAAGCAGCTTTTCTTTGATCGACAAGCGATCATGCGTTATGTCGATCGAAAAACACTTCACGTATTCAAGCGATTCGGTGCGTTTGTGCGATTAGTAGCGCAACGCAGTATGAGGAAACGCAAGACTCCTGCACCACCGGGTCAACCACCGTCAGCGCGCAAAGGGCAATTACGAAAGCTTATCTTTTTCTCGTTTGATGAACGACGGAAAAGTGTTGTAGTCGGTCCGATATTGTTACGTCCGGACTCTCCAGTACCTGCGTTACACGAACACAGTGGTGTGCGTCGGTATGGTGCGCGCATTGCGAAGTATCCGAAGCGTGAATATATGAAACCTGCGTTTCGACAGGCCCTGTCGAAATTAGTACAGTTTTATAAAGAAGCAAGATAAGGGGTGAAACTATGGCTACACGGCGTGGTATGGACGCAAAGTTATTCGTGGAAATGGCTGCCAATGACTTCCAGGAAGTCACGACAGTCAGAAACGTTACCATAGCGATCGAAGATGCAGAAGCAGACGCAACTGCACGCGGTAATCTCGGTTGGCGCGTCATGTTGCAAACACTCCGGTCGCTATCTGTCGAAGTCGAGACGATCTGGGACATCGAGTCAGCGCAATTGATGAGATTAGTTGCAGCGTTTCGAGATCGCACTCCTGTGCGCGTGCGCGTGTTAGACGATGCCAACGGTGCCGGTGTCGAATTCCTAGCGGTAGTGACCACAATGCGAAGACAGGAACCGCTTGAGGAAGTCGTAACGGCGACACTCACACTCAAACCCGCACCGTCTCCCACAGCGCCACAATGGATTGGATTACCTAACTGACAAATAGGAAGCAACGACCATGCGTACCATCACAGATTCATTTGGTCGCGTTTGGACCATCAAACTCGATTGTAAACGCGCGATCGCGATTCGATCGACATGCGGCGTCGATTTACTCTCGTTCAAAAACGTTGATAAGTTGTTTACAGTGTTACTTGAAGACTTCTCCGTCGCGCTCAAAGTCGCTTGGGAAATGCTCGAACCAGCGGAAAAGAGACCTGAATTCGAGGAATTTTCGACGCACTTTCAGGGCGACAGTCTCGAAAAGTTGATCGAGGCCGTCTTCCAGGAGTGTATCGATTTTTTCCCGTTCGAGAAGATGCGGAAAGCGTTGCGCGCTGGCTGGGAACGCAGCCGAAACGAGCTGGAGAAAGCGTTTCAAGCGATCGAGGAGAAGTTTCAGAACGAACCGCTGCCGACTACGAGCGGTTGATCTTCGTTTACGCAGGCATCCTGGGCGTCGAACCGTGGGAATTCACGTTGCGCCAGTTGTTCATGATGGCGCACGCCCGCCTGATCTCGGACTGGAATATGTTCTCAGCGCTCATGTCGCTTATCGCGAATTGTCATCGCGACAAACGTTACTCTCCTGAGTTTACACCGGATCATTTTCATCCGCTCGTACAGTCGCGTATCGAGGCTGAGAAGATTACCGTGCGTGAGTTTTACGAGTTGCTAATAAGAGGTAACTATGGCGAGCGCAGGGGAAATTAGAGCCGGTAAAGCGTTTGTGGAATTGGTGCTTCGCGACAACCAATTCACGCAAGCGCTACGTGCCGTGTCTCAGAAATTATCGAATTTTGCGCAATCGATGTTGCGCATCAGTGCGCAAGTTGGCGCCATCGGCCTGGGCCTAGCAGGTGCTTTTGGTAAAGCCTTGTCATCGTTTGCTTCGACCGGTGATGAATTGAACAAAATGTCCGAACGCACCGGTCTATCGGTTAAGTTACTTAGCGAGCTAGCCTACGCTGGCAAAGTTGTCGGCTTCGAGCTGAGCGTCGTTGAGGATGCTGCGAAAAACATGCGCGCAGCGCTTTCCGAGAAAAACGTCGGTGAAAACGTATTGATGGCCGACATGACAGAGCAATTTGAGGCCGTACTCAAGTATCTTGCTTCCATCGAAGATGCTACCCTACGCGCTGAAGCTGCGGTTGAGATATTCGGTAACACTGCCGGTCCTGTCCTCGCGACTTATCTGAACAGCGGTGTTCGTGGCATCGAGGCCTTGCGCAAAGAAGGTCGAGCGCTGGGCGTCACCTTGACCGACGAACAGGCACGCTTAGCATCGAATACTACGCAGGCCTGGACACAGATTCGTGAGTCGATCAGTTCAGTGGTCAATGTGATCGGTGAAACAGTCGCTCCGATCTTCAAGATGGTTGCAGATAGTGTAGTACCCGTGATCGTGAACCTACGAGAGTTTGTAGAACGTAACCGCGAACTGATTGTAATTATCGTGGGTGTAACAGCGGGCCTAATCGCTTTTTCAACTATTGTAGCTACAGTCGGAGTTACGATCTTTGGTGTTGTTGTCGCAATCAAAGCGGTTTTAGGTGTACTCGCTCTTCTAGCAACTGCGATCACTGCGCTCTTGTCTCCAATCGGTTTGTTGGTAGCGGCTACCGGTGGACTGATTGCGATCTGGGCAACGCAGACAGAGACTGGCCGCAAGATGTCAGAGGACCTAACGCAGTCGTTTCAGCAGATCAAAAACGAATTCATGGACGCCTGGGATGCCATCGTCTTGTCGGTCAAGTCAGGCGACCTGGAAAGTGCATTCGAGATATTGGGCAACGCGGTGGATCGCCTGTGGCGCGGCATCATTGTGGGCTTGCGTGAAAAGTGGAACGAGTTTGTGGACTGGATTGTGAATTCGCTGAGACGCAATCCTTGGATATTGCCGCTTGTTGGTGCAGTAGCTGGTGGCATGATTGCGGGGCCATGGGGCGCATTGGCTGGCGGTCTAATTGGCCTGGGCGGCCAGCTGGGACTTGAGCTGTTTCACGAAGACATCAAAGACGCGCTCAAGGTGGACTTGACAGAGGCGAATCAAAAGTTAATCGAGTCGCAGGAGCGGTTACGCCAGTCGATTGAAAAAGCGAATCAAAAGCACAGAGCTGCCCCGCCACCACCAGTAGTACCACCAAATCAAAGCAATCAGATGAAGCCAGACGAATTGAAACAGTATTTGACCAACGCGCGCGGTTTGTTTGTGGCCACGCGCGCTATGGCACAGTTGTACTATGACACGAAACGCGAGGAGACGAATGGCTTGCTCAGGAATATCCTCGATGAAGTACGACGTGTCAAACAGAACGTGGAAAACGGAATGAGGGTCAACTGATATGCCGGTCACATTAGTCGAGTTGGCAGATTCGCGGCAAGTATCGGTTACTACCGAAGACGCTAAGATTACACTCCGCTTTCTCGCTCTTGGGTCGATGAACGAGGGCGACATTCTCGCAGCTACGTTCGCACAAACACCTCCGGTTTATCAAGGTTTGATACGCACGGAGGTCAATATCGAACCATTCGAGAAAACAGACGGTGTATGGCAAGTCACAGTCACGTATAAACCGACCAGTCGGTCAGGTACGGATACGCCGGTAGGTGAGAATCCGAGTCCACCGAGCGGCGGTGGTGGATCGGGCCAGCTGGTCGGACCGTCGTTTTCAGTCGATTTGGTTGGCGACACGGTGAAGATTACACAGTCGATTCGCACCACAGGAAACGTAGCGCCTGGTGGAGTGTTGTTTGGAGTAAACTTGCGTGTCGTAGGACCGAACACAGTACTACCGGATGCGATCGTCAACCCAGCAATGGTTGGTGCCACGATATTCGTAGTTGGTGGCCCGCGGCAGTGGCGCTATGGTGGATATATGATCACTGCTGTTGATGTGAACAATAACACCCTAACGCTCGATGCTATGCCGGCGCCAGTGGGGACGAACAATGGCGTGTGGCAGATGCCTACACCTGGACCGAATTATCGTAGAGCGATTGGCGTAACCGAAAACAGTGTCGAGGGTTGTGATGTTTATGTACCCCGCTTCGAGTGGTCGGTGACATATCAAGCGAATGTGATAACGTGGGATTATTTGATGACCGTATGGCGCCTGGTCGGTTGCAAAAACAAAGACAAGTTTTATGGAGCTAATCCTGGTGAGGTACTTTATCTAGGCATGAACGGCTCGTACTCAGTGAGCGATCGCTGGTCGATCACGCACAAATTCAGCGTGATCCCAAACGAGCTGAACGTAAAGGTGTCAGACGAGATTACGATTCCGATCAAGAGGGGTTGGGATTATCTGTGGGTGCGATATAAGAGGATCGTAGAGAGTAACACTGTGATGCATGTGCCGGCGGTTGCTTATACTGAGGAAGTGATCCCGGACGGCGACTTCGCATTACTCGGGATAGGGAGCTGACTATGAGCGATGATTATCGCAAATTATTCCCTGGTGATCCGGTCGGCCGCGTGTTGTCGGCTAATCGCATCAACATGATGATTGACGCAGCAAAATACACTCGTATGTTGCATCGTGTCGAACACGGTGCAAAAGGATTGATGTTCGAGGAACCGTTACCTGCGTTGACCGTGTATGCGACAGGTATGGTCGCGACTATCGGTACTGTTATCGGACTAACAGCACCGCAAGGATGGAGAGGACCAATCGAGGAATGGATCGCAGAAGCGCAGAGGAAGCCGATATTCCTAGCGACTTCACCTGCCCGCGGTAAACCATTTGGTATCGTGGTTGATCCCTCAAACGATCTGAACGAAGCGTTTCGAGTCGCTGTATCCGGATTAGCTTTTACATTCGTCAGGCGCCCCGCTGACGACATGGACCTGTACGAATACGCGGATGTGATCACCAACGAAACCAGCGGCTTACTTTCCGTATCGAATGGGCCAGCACGTGTAATCGCATCGAGGCCGTATTCGGGGCTCTGGCACTTAGCACTAGTGCAATTGGATGAACGCGACCGACAAGAGATTGTAATGGTAACGAGCGATCAGCAAAGCGTAGGTGAAGGTGGTACAAGTGCTAGCGGTCTTTACCCAGGTTACGTACAACGATACGTGAACGGCACGTGGATTGACGCTTTCGAGTGTTACGTCTTAGACTTGAACGGCTAACATGGCGCTGAGACCTGGACGATACATTGCGCATTTTCTCGGCCTAGCATCCGACGGCAAACCGATATACGCAGCATACTGTTGCGTGCCGGATGTGCAGTCGGATTCCGACTTACCGAGTTTTGATTCAGTCTCTGAATCAACATCGGATTCGGAATCGTGGGATAGCCAACCATCTTCGGGTTACTCTGATTACGACAGCGCTCCAAGCAGCGGTGGCGCCCCATGTACGGACTGTTTGGCTCGCTTGTGCGTAGTGCGCGATGACACGGGTCGAATTGTGGACATTTACTACTACACGGACAGCGGTGACTACGTGCGTGTACCGGATTGCGGTTACTACGGATCAGAACCGTCCAGTAGCAGTGGCAGCGATCCTACAGGCGGCTCTAGCGGCGGTGGAGGTGGCAGTGGTAATGACATATGCTGTCCACCTGGTGATGAGCCTTATGTCGTTGAATACAACATCACAGTAAACGGTCAAACGTATAGCGGTGTTACTAGCGAAGAGTATTGGTCTGGTACGCAATACGGTACTGTTACTGCGTATCACTTCAATTCATCGTGCAATCCGCCTTATCTTTTCCTAGATTTTCTAGCAGGCTGTCTGTCTGGTACTAGTGCTGGAGTAAGTTTATCGATTCGTTGTGGATTTAATCTTATTTGCTATTTAGCAACACCGGACGATATAGATATGACGATTACCGGGTGTCCAGGCTTACCGACATTCGAGTTTACGATCAAACCTGGTCGTTGTGCATCTGGTTCATTCGTACTTAGGCCCTCTTGAGCAGTAACGCATGTTTGACGATCCACTTCCTGAACCGGTCAACCCTAAACGTGCTGCAAACTGGCACGCATGTCCGAATGTCATCAAAGCGCATCACGACGCACTCGAACGTGTCATTGACTTGACCGCACAAGAGGAGTATCCGACCGGTGATGAAGAGGGTGAATTCGCAGTCATCATCGCTGGTGGTGGTAAGTATTGGCCCGGATCAGCATTGTGCTGCCACATGCTTCGACATTACGGTTACGACGGTCCTATCGAGGTGTGGCATGGTCATCATTTTGATAGTGAACCGGTCGATCCGAAGGCGGTCGAGGGTTTGGACGTGCGCATCGTCAATGCGCGCGAGGTCATGCAGAAGAGCAAGCCGCGCATTGTGGACGGTTACGGTGCTAAGGTGCATGCGATTAGGAATTGTCATTACCGCAGAATACTTTTCCTCGATGCTGACGCATATCCAGTAGCACCGATCGGACCGCTTACCGAGTATGCGCGCGATTATCCGCTATGCTATTGGATCGACTTCCCCAACATGGCACTCAATTTGAAGTGGTCTAAATTGGTCGATGAATTCCGTCATGTACCACAAGTACAAGGTGGTCATCTGTTTATCGATCGCTACAAAGCATGGCAAACGATCTTGATCACAGATTGGTTGTGTCAACACAGTGACTTTTATTTTCGTTATTTCTTTGGTGACCAAGACGCATTACGCTTAGCATTAGGTATCACGCAGATCGAGTATCATACGATTGATAACGTCAAGTGGATACCACCAGCTATTATCTGCAAATTCCAGGGCAACCCTATCATTGTTCATCGCGTCGCTGCGAAACCATTCCTGACAAAAAACATTCGCAATCGACGCGATGCGTTCGGATGTTATCCGCAGTTACCAGAGGAGGGGATCGTGTACAATAAGTTTTTAGCAATTTACAAAACGCTAGATAACGCCGATATTGTAGAGAACTATCGCAAAGTGTATGAAGCAAACCTTTGGGATCATAGTAAGTGTGAAGACTTTTTTCCTCGCGGTCGCACCTTAGACTATATCAACCTGGTAACGTTAGTAATACACGCGGTACACGCAAAGAAAATCCTCGATCTTGGCTGCGGTCCTGGTTGGATTACGGAAGAGATCGCACGTCGTTGTTCAAAAGCACAAGTGACCGGAATCGACTTGCTCCCGCTATGGTCGGGCCGCAGTAATTATGCATGTGAATTTCGTCAAGCGGATATACGCGAAGTCGAGAAGTTGCCGCAAGCCGATGTCGTGTTGTGTAAAGATGTACTCCATCACTGGCCCAACACCGATATTATTCGCTTCCTGAGCGCTTACTTAGACCGAAAAGACTGGAAAGCACTCATTGTGACCAACGATTGTAAGCAATTCACAGACGATACATGGCACGGCGGCTATCGAGCGCTCAATCCTGACCGCGAACCTCTCAAAAAATTCGCCCCCTGGCATAAATTCCAATACGCTCATAAAGCGGTCCTTATCAAATTTTGCGATTCCCATCTTGACTAAATCACGTCCGTAGTATATCCTACATTTTGCTACGACAATTTGCCTGATGGAGGGTAACGTATGAACAACCGCATTGTTCGTGGTCGAGAGTCGAAACCACCGCGACTGTTGCTGTACGGTACCGAAGGGATCGGTAAAACAACATTCGCGGCCAGTGCACCGAAACCGATCTTTATCCCGACTGAAGATGGATTGGGTGAATTGGAAGTCGATCGCTTTCCGTTGTGTGAAGACCTCGAGTCGGTCATAGCACACCTAACCTGGCTCATTGACGGTGCTCATGAATACGAAACCGTCGTCATTGATAGCCTCGACTGGCTCGAACGTCTCATCCACGATCACGTTTGTACGCAAAACAACGTCGATACGATCGAACGTGTGGACGGTGGTTACGGTCGAGGTTACTTGGCTGCGCTGGCCCAATGGCGCAAAGTGCTTTCCTTTTTGCAAAAGTTGCGCGATGAACGCTCAATGATTGTGTTATTGATTGCACACGCTAAGATCGAGCGTTTCGAGGACCCGGAGACATTGGCTTACGATCGATACATGCCAAGATTGCATCGCTCAAGTGCTGCGTTGGTAACGGAATGGTGCGATGCTGTCTTTTTCGCTCACTGGCGTTTCGCATTACGTGTCGAGCAAGGCACATTTGGCAAGTCGAGGAATATCCCCTTATCGCCGAATAGCGATCGGGTGATGCGTGTGTCGGGTGGTCCGACATGCGTTGCTAAGAATCGGTATGGTCTGACAGGCGAGTTACCGCTGGACTGGAATGCGTTCGCTCGCGCTGTCGTAAAGGAGGGTTAGTGCGATGGTTATGATTGGCGACTTTGATGCTTCGGGAATTTCGTTACCAGGAGTGTTGCCTGAAGGCGAGTACGTTGTCTCGATCGCGAACACAGCGCTTGTCCCTAACCGCAAAGGGAACGGGCAGCACTTATGGATCGAGTTTGTCGTACAACAACCAGCACAACACTTCGGTAAAGCTGTATCTGTACGGTTGAATCTGTTCCACGATAACCCTATGGCGGTCGAGATGGCGCGATCTGAATTGGCGGCTATTTGCCGTGCAGTTGGTAAGATACGCATCCAGGACACACAGGAATTGCACGGTAAAATGCTTCGAGTGATCGTGAAACATGAATCGACACCGCAGGGTAGAAAATTCGCTCGACCGGTCGATTATCTGGAATACGTCGGTCCTGGTTCTTCAGTAACGCAACCGAACATTACTAAGAGCAATCCCGAGAATGCATGGCGACGTAATACTTGATGTCGTCTTACCATACCCACCATCTGTCAATCACTACTGGCGCTACGCCCGTGGCCGGTTCTACATATCATCGGCAGGGCGTAGTTATCGCGAATCTGTCTTAGTAGCTGCTCTTTTTGGTTGCAAAAAGTTGTCTGGTCCAGTCGCGCTGGAGATCGAGGTGTATCCGCCTGATCGGCGCCGGCGCGACTTGGACAATATCCTGAAAAGCATACTCGACGCCTTAGAATACGCCGGCGTACTCGAGGACGATGCTCAAGTTGCGTTCATATCTGTCGAACGTAAAGAAGTTGTGAAAGGGGGCCAATGTCGTATTCGCTTGAGGAAGTATTGCGCGTCGCATTGAATCGCGCTATAATGCGTAAATGTGCGCAACGTGCGCACGTAGTTTCCTAACATCGTTGGAGGGTACACTATGTCCACAGAAGCGAGAAACGAAGGTGAAGTCACTCACTTGAAGCCGGTCGTGTTGCGGTATCGCGAAGCCGCTAAGGTACTGGGCGTATCACCACGCACGCTCTGGTTGTGGACCAAAAACGGTCTTGTTCCACACGTCCGCGTTGGCCTGGGCCGGCGCAAAATCATCCTGTATCCGCTAGATGAGTTGCGGTCCTGGTTATCGCGCCAGTCGAGAACCTCGCAAAGTGAAGAGAAAAAACAGTAATCGTGAATTGCTGTACCGCGTAGTCAACAAAAAAGCCGAGCCGTGTGCTAGACGGCTCGACTTAGCGAAAAGGAGAAGCCATAGCTATGATAGCACACTCTTCTACATTTGGCAAGTCGAACGTACAAAATATCCTCTCCCGACTCAAAAACGTTCGGACTATACATAACGGATGGAAAGCGTCTTGCCCTGCACATCATGATCGGCAACCGTCGCTTAGCGTCTCTATTGGTGACAATGGTCGCGTATTGCTTTATTGTCATGCAGGATGTAAAGTCGAAGATGTTGTTTCAGCTCTCGGATTAGGAATGCGCGATTTATTCCTTGGTAACCAATTCGAGCAGCAGGGAGGGACACATATGAATCAACATGAAGAGTTGTTCAACACGCTAGAAGCGGCTTTAGATACCTTGAATCGACGATATGGCCCTCATTCCATGATCTGGTATTATCACGACGCATATGAACGAGTCGTGGGTGCCGTTGTTCGCTGGGACAATAAACAGTTAGGTAAGATTATTCGCCCTATATCGCGCGTTATGGACGGTCGCTGGGCGATCTGTGCGATGCCGCATCCTCGACCGCTATATCGACTCCCTGAAATCAACAAAATGCAGGAGGGGAGCACTATCTTTGTGGTCGAAGGAGAAAAATGCGCGGAGATTATGAAATGGCTTAGTCTTCCTGTCACGACTTCATCTGGTGGTGCGAACGCAGCAGACAAAACCGACTGGTCACCGCTGCGAGGGCACCATGTGGTGATACTACCTGACAACGATCAACCTGGTGAACATTACGCTAACGAAGTGGTACGATTGTGTCGAGAAGTCGGTGCAGCATCGGTCCGTATCTTGCGACTAGCTGACTACGCGACCGAATTACCAGAAGGTGGTGACATCGCAGACATTTACGCATCCGATAACTGGTGTGGACTACCGCTCGGAAATGCGACCGAACCGGATGACTTCACCAAATGGCTCATCGAGACCGCGAAAAACGTACCAGAAGCAAATGTCGCGAACGATGTCAACACTGATGCGAGTGCTGCTACTAACGATCCCCTGGAGTTTCAACCGTTCCCTATCGATGCGTTACCGGAACCGATACAGTCGTTTGTCGTCAAAGGTGCTCAAGCAATAGGTTGTGACACGTCTTATCTCGCGTTACCTCTGCTTACAGCAATTGCGGCTGCTATCGGAAACACACGTCGCTTGGAATTGAAGCGTGGGTGGCTCGTACCACCGATCCTATGGAGCGTAATTGTAGGTGAAAGTGGTACAGCGAAAACACCCGCGTTCCAGTTGGTATTACGAATCATTCACGAACGGCAACGTAAGTATCTCGAACAATACGCAGACGAAGTCAAGCAATACGAAGCTGACTTAGCGATCTGGGAGAAAACGGTAACAATATGGAAGCGCGACAAAGGTACACTCGGTGCACCACCACCGAAACCAAAGTTACCACAAGTCAAGCGAATCGTGGTAAGCGATACAACAGTCGAGGCTTTAGCACCAATCTTACTTGCGAATCCGCGTGGTGTCCTTTTAGCTCGCGATGAATTGGCCGGTTGGTTCGGAAGTTTCGATCGTTATGCGAACAAAGGAAAACCAGGAACGGACTTAGCGAATTGGTTGGAAATGTTCAATGGTCGCAGCATCATCGTAGATCGTAAAACAGGTGAACCGCGCACCATTTACGTACCTCACGCAGCTGTTTGCGTAACCGGTGGAATTCAACCGACCATCCTGCAACGCGCTTTGAGTGTCGAGAATCGAGAATCTGGCCTAGCCGCGCGTTTATTGCTTTCCTATCCACCGCGTAAACCGAAGCGATGGACCGAAACGGACATCGATCCGAACACTGAAGAAGATATATCACGATTGTTCGAGTTTCTGTACAAACTGCTCCCTGTTGTCACCGAAGATGGTGAAATACGACCGCTCGTTGTACGCTTGAACGAGGAAGCTAAGGCGGCCTGGACAGCTTACTATGATGATCACGCTACTGAACAATCTGAAATGGTGGGCGACATGGCGTCCGCCTGGTCGAAATTAGAGGAATACGCAGCGCGATTAGCGCTAGTAATCCATTACGCTCGCTGGGCAGCCGGAGAAAACGTCGAGGAATTTGTTTTAGACGTGCACAGTATGAAGGCGGGCATCGCGTTAGCTAAGTGGTTCAAACACGAAGCCAAACGCGTTTATGTGGTGCTGGACGAGACAGATACGGACCGCGACCAGCGTCGGTTGATCGAATGGATCGGGCGTCGCGGTGGTAAAGTAACAGCTCGCGATGTGTTGACAGGTTGTCGTTGGTTACGCAAGTCGAGTTTAGCAGAATCCGCGTTAGATGAGTTGGTCAAAGCCGGATACGGAGTGTGGGTAGATGTACCCGCAGGACCGAAGGGTGGGCGACCAACGCGAATTTTCGTTCTGCGCACGCACGTCAACGAAACTCCTAATACGTAACCGAAGTAATTCCCCAGCTACATGTTTTACAGTGTAATACGTACTTTTGCACCGTGTCAGCGAAACCTCAAAAATCCTCGGGGAATTCGAGGTTTTGCAGACGCTGACACTGCAGACACGTAAAAAAGCACATTTTCGACCAGTTGATGGTAGTAGTGTTCGGTAAATAATCGCACGCAGTTGATTGTAGTTTTTGACCGGTAGAGAAATCACTCGAAAAGTGACAGCAAAACCTCACTTTTGTCAGCGAAACCCCCCGGGTGCGTCTGCGAAACCCTTGAATCGCGTCTGCGAAACCTCGAAAACGACACTTGACCGCGAATGAATCGATGCTATACTATATGTCGAACAATCCGATCCTTTCCCGAATATCCCCTATATTAAGATATAGGGCTGATATAGGGCGCATATTGTATATATATCGCTATCGCGATACATATACCATCACATCAAAATCGTAATTCGCGATAAAGTCACTAATGATTCTCGCGTATTAGACCGATCGCGCGCGTAGCGCTAGCGCATCGCATTGTATCGCACGTAACCGAAGTGAATTACGCGTGCGTGCGCGAGAGAAAGTATAGATTAGTAACTTTAGTGCTAAAGTAATGATTCCATGTGCTATTATATAAGTGCTATCAAAACCGCGCTTTACTTTCTTCGGTCGCGTCAAAATCGCGCTAAAATCGAGATTATCGCGAATCATCACTATTCCGATAATAATTCTGCGCTTTCACTTTCTTCGGTCGCGTAACATTAGCGCGATAGGTAATTCACCGGAATCATCACTTGTTCGATAATGATTCTTAGGTTTCGACGTTTCGTTGACAGATAAGAGGAGGTTTCGCTGACACGCCTCGAACGACTATCACATTGGTCTCGAATAACAATCAACTGCGCGCGATTCCTTACCAAGCTTTACATGATCGACTATCCGAAAATTGCGTTTTTTTACTCGTCAGCGTTGTCAGCGTCAGCGAAACCCCAAAAAGCCCGAGAAATAATGAGGTTTCGCTGACACACCTCGAAAGTACGTATTACGACGTATAACATATCACTCGACCACGAATCCGTAAACACTTGAATTCCAAGCACTTACGCATTTTCGCTTTCACCAAAACACCTTTACGCGCCTGTCAGCGAAACCTACCCCCGTCAGCGAAACCCTTTCGTCAGCAAAACTCCCTTACTTCAGCTAAGTAACATCATCGCGATAGTAATGATTCCCGCGTATGGTATAATACCCTCGACGAAAGGAGGGCGCCATGAGCGAAGTTGTACTCGGAGACACGGTTCGCGAGATTCGGTCCGCAGCGAACGTGGTGCGTGAGTCGTCAGCAAAAATCGCAACCGCAGTTGAGAAAGCGAGCAGTACCGCAATATCCGCAGCGTACATCATCGGTGTTCGCGACGGATGTGTCATGACATCAATTGCGTTGATATTGCTATATCTTGTCGCTAATCTCATCAAGCGGTAAAAATTGCTCTTGACGCGATTCAAATCGCAAACTATACTCTCTCTAAAAGGAGGGAGGTCTTATGAATTACGCTCACTACACGCTCATTCCTGATGACTTCGCTGCACTCGAGCGCTCACTTTCGGTCGCGTGTAAAGCCGAGAAATGGTTACCTGACGGTGGTATTTTCTGGTCCAGAAAATCACTTTTCGCAGCCAATCCGCGCGCATTCGTAGGTTTAGGTGATTGCGGTATCGAAGTGATTCCGAGCGAACTTATCGCGATCGCTTCACCAGCAGCGCACAAGTTACTCTCCACTCTGCGCTCCAAAAACGTGCGTTATATCGACCACATCGAAGTCGAGACGGGGTGCCAGGACGAATTTACCATCTATTTCAAGATCATCTACGACAAGGACAGCGAATTCAAAGATGGTGTAATCGTCTCGAAATACTCGCATTCGTGGTTACCGCAATACGACATAAATCACCGCTATTCGTTTCTTCGCTCTCACAGAAACTATCGAGAATATGAACGCAACGTCGAATCCGTACTTCAAGGTTTCCGTTGTTACGAACACGCTCTTTTACCACTCGATAGCCTCATTCCCACGCGTTGCCCTCGCAAAGTATCTATCGACGTAGGTTTGCTCAAAGCGTTCCTCGCACCAGCTCGCTCCGAAGATACGACTATGCTTATCGGATACTGTGGTCCGACATTACCGATCCTCGCTCGAGCTGGTGACATTATCGCGGTCTTGGACACAATTTTCGAGGACTGACATGTCATTCGCGTTTATAATATCGTTGGCCGCAGCGAGAGGTGATCGCGCTGTGTGTCAGGTCCAGTTGAGCGCCGATTGGTTATAAGGGCGACCGATCGGCGCGTTTTTCTTTTCTTTCGACGAGGTTCGCTATGCGCGTTTACGTTCTCGGTCGATCGATTTTAGACGAAAGCGAGCTCGAGAGATTCTTACGCGATTACGGTATCGCGTGGCCGCGTGACAGCGAGTTGTCAGCTACTTCGCCTGGGCCTGGACGAATTTGTGACAACGCGATGCCAGCTGAGATACTGTGCGAGGTGGCCGGTCGAATCTGCTACATGTCGTTTGCGCGGCCGCGTCCCGGTGGCAACGCGGCGTATCTTGAGCACATCAAGGAGTCTGGCCACGGTTCGGTACTCGAACACGCCTCATGGTCGTTCCTTATCACCGGTGTCAGTCGCTCTCTCACACACGAATTGGTTCGTCATCGCGCTGGTTTTGCATTTTCCCAGCTCAGTCAGCGCTATGTTGACGAATCGGACACTGAATTCGTCGAACCGGACATCATTGCATCCGATCCCGAATTGCACACTATTTGGTTGGAAGTTATGCAACAAGCGCGCAACGCTTATATTCGCCTATCCGAATTGCTTGAGAGGAAGTTGCAACAACATTCCTTTTCACACCGTTGGCTCCCTCTTCACGCATCCGCGACCGACAAGCGCAAAATCGCTCGGCAAGCCGCGCGTACTGTTCTACCGAACGCTACAGAAACTAAGATCGTGGTCACAGCCAACGCGCGCGCATGGCGCCATTTTATCGAACAACGTGGCAGTCGTTACGCGGATTACGAGATACGCAAGTTGGCTAACATGATTTTCAACATCCTTTCCAAGGATGCTCCCCATTTGTTCAGCGACTATCGGCGCGTTCTTCTCAATGACGGTACATACGAGATTACGACAGACTATCGCAAGGTCTGATCGCATTTTCTCGCTTTTCTTTGCAAAAAACCGAAAATTACTCTTGACGCTTTCACAGTACATGCTATTATACTAACACAGCGTGCGAGATGCCGCTATTCTATGCAACGGAGATTGTCCATGAAACACATGCGTCATAGTTACCACAAGGCGACCGGATGGGCTACGCGTCCTAACTTAGGTAAAGCATACTATCAAACGAAGGCGGGTAAATGGATTCCGGTCGTTTTGTACTGGAAGGGCGTCTGCAAAAACGGTAAAGAGCGCGCTCGAGTCGGATTCGAGGGTAAAGGACCGTCTGACGACTTTTGGGTTGATGCTTCGCGTTTGCGCATCCTCGATATTATTCAAGACAACATCGACTGGTGCGACGACAATGATATTTACGAATGATCATACAAAGGTACTACCATGCGTTCCTATCACAGATTGCACTGGGTAAAAGTCACTTGATACTTCACACGCAATCGCGATAAACTTCTGCACCAAGACTGTTTCATCAAAGAAGTGAATTCATGTCCATGCACATCGATTTCCTCAACAACTTCAATGCAGTATTCCGACAATATCGTGATCTAGTGCGTATGAAAGTGCGCCAGTTTGCGCGCGTCAATCCGCTGCACGTTCGCAGGATAGGTGTCCAAGACTTGTTCCAAGAGGCGCTCATCGCGTTATGGAGAGCCTCGAAAACATACAATGGCCGCTTACCGTTCCACGTGTACGCAGCTGTCCTCATTCAGCGCGGACTTTACCGGTGCATTCGCTTCCGTCATTACTTGCAACGAGAGCAGACGGTCGCGGAATACCCCGAATTCGCGATCATTCGTTATGACGATCCTACTTATTCCGTTATAGTGAGCGATCTAATCGACCATGTTCTCAAAGTTGCGAAAAAGATACTTACGCGCAAACAGTACATTTGTTTATTGGAATATCTTCGCTTCAAAAGTCGATACGAATCAAGGAAACGTAAGCGAATTGCAAAACGGCTCGGTTGCAGTGTGAGTACTATCAGCGTGCATTACTACCAAGCAATTCAACGCTTGAAGCTTGCATTCAATGTGACAAAACACAACAGCCCAGGCCGCGGATAGCCTAGGCTGTTGGTACCACAAACCCAAAGGAGGAGGGTAGGCGCAACATTGTCATTGTAGCTCACAACGAACATTCGTCAATTTTTCTGCAAACTTCTCTTGACCGATCACCGTATATTAGGTTATACTAAGGTGGACACTTAGGTGAACCTAAGTGTAGCCCGACAAACATTGCGCTACGATCGTCACAATACATCGGCCTGCTATATTCCTGCTATTCAGGACGACAGATGCGGGTCCTTCTTGGGGCCTACGCAAGCCCGGGGCGCGGCGAGCGGCATGTCAAATGATTTAGTTTGGTGTACACTGGAGTTTACCTATGCGAATCCATGTCCCTGAACCTTGGCGTTCGATTCTCGTTGCGGTACTGACCGCGTTACTTACGATCATCGGCGGAGGTACTGCAGCGAATCTCGGCTGCATTCGTGTATTGCCGCCAAACGAAAAGCGCAATGATAAGGACAAGTCGCCTCAACCAGACGATGACAAGCCGGCAGCGAATCCGTGTGATGCTATCACGAAAATTATTATGTCTGGTGGTTACTGCAGCGCGACCATCGTAGGCCCAAAGCGTGACGATGGTCGATGGTATCTCGTGAGCGCCGCGCATTGTCACCGTCGCGTCGGCGAGGAAGTCACAGTCGTTTTGCGTAACGGCATCTCGTTCGGTGCCCGCGTTATCGCGATCAATCGCAAGTCGGACTGCTCGATCTTGTTGACCGATCAGCAACATGACAGGCTTCCTTGGCTCCGTATCGCAGACACGTATGAGGTCGGAGACAAGGTTTTTCATTGCGGTTACGGCGTCCACATTCCTGGTAATCGCGAAGATGGATACATCGTAGCCAAGGAGAACGCCGATCTGCAAATTCGTTATCGCTTGTCTGTCTCGCAGGGCGACAGTGGTGGTGGGATTGTGGCGACAAAGACCGGTGAATTGTTATCGCCGGTGTGTTGTACGACTCGCCTCAATGGTGTTGGTGACGTGTGGGGCGCTTCACCGCGAGTCATTCGGTCCATGATTACGCACCCTACGAATTTTTTAGATGATTTGAGGCCGATTTCCATGCCTGTGCGTGATTTGCCAGGAGATAAGGTGGATGGCGACTAAAACGGTCGAAGATTACGCAAATGTTGTCGCCGACGAAACACTTCGCCGGCGTCGTGTTATTTTACGTGCTCGCGAGATTGGTCCTTTACCCGCAGTCGCAAACCCGCGCCGACGTTCGCGAGCAAGCAAGTCGATTCTCACGTGGTGTCGGTCGTATTTGCCTTCGGTGTTTTCGTTACCGTTCTCGGACGCACACAAAGCGATCGCTCAAAAATTCCAGGAGGTTGTGCTTCACGGTGGCTGCTTCGCGTATGCAATGCCTCGTGGTAGTGGTAAAACTTCGCTGTCCATTGCGACCGCCTTGTGGGCGGTTTTACACGGCCACGCGAAGTATGTGCTCGTGGTAACTGCGAACGGTCAACGTGCGCGGCAGACGATCCAAAACATTAGTCTCTGGCTCACCACATCCAAGGAATTGATTGAAGATTATCCCGAAGCGTGCTATCCGATTTTGCGCGCCGACGGTAGCCTTCAGCGTATGCGGTATCAGTTGTTCAACGGTAAACCGACAAACCTGCGTTTTGCATACGACCGTATCATATTCGCAACAATTGATGATTCCAAATGCTCTGGTGCACTCATTCAGTCGGTTCCTCTTCGTGGTGGCTCGCTCCGCGGCTTACAACATGCGTTACCTGATGGCCGTCTCGTTCGACCGCAACTCATCCTCATAGACGATCCGCAAACACGTGACAGTGCTATGTCGCCACGACAGTGTGAATACCGTCGCGCTCTCATTCAGTCCGACATCCTCGGCACCATGGCCCACGACCACAAAGCCGCGGTCCTCTGTACGTGTACAGTCATACGTCGTGGTGATCTCAGCGACCAACTGCTTTCACTTCCCGAATGGAGTGGTGAACGCGTCGGCCTGCTTCGCTCGATGCCAACCGACATGGCTGCGTGGTCAGAATACGAACGCGTTTATCGCGATGCTATTCGTACGCGTGATTATAAACGTATCAACGAATACTATATCGCCCATCGAGCTCAGCTCGATGCTGGCGCGATTCCATTTTGGGATTCATGCTACGATCCGCGTATTGAAGTATCCGCGATTCAGCACGCGATGCATCTGTACTTCCAAGACCGCAACGCGTTTTACTCCGAATATCAAAATGAACCGGCGGCCAACACGGTAGCCGATGATTCGATTGCAATCTCCCAAGAGTCGGTCGCATCATCTATCGGTGATTTCTCGATCGCACCATCGGAGCGAGTTGGCATCTACGTTGACGTTCAAGAGCGGATACTTTACTACGCTGTTGTTTCACGCAACAAAGATCGCGTGCGTGTAGCATTCTCGACTTGGCCCGAACAACACGCCAATTATTACTCCGCGTCACGTCCAGCGTTATCACTTGAGGGTTATTACCGCATCGCAGCACCGCAATCAATCGAGCGAGGCTTACACGATTTACTAGCACAGATTCGCTCTCGTTACCCGAATAGCTTTGTGCTCGTGGACGCCGGTTACCGTAGTGATATTGTAGCATCGGTAACTTCGATGTACGACCGCGTCTATCCTGCTTTCGGTCGTTACGTCGGTGCGCGCTCGAAGTCATCCGTTGTTGAGCTAACTAAACCTGGTGACGTGACGGGCAGTGCCTGGCGCATGACACGCGATCCGGACCGCGCAATCACTAACGTTCTTATTGACACGAACCGTGCGAAGACCAACGTTGCCAATCTTTTTGCTTCCTCTTCGGTCGAGATTGTGCGCACCGTCGATGCACCGGTTGTGATCGAGCATCTTACGTCAGAAACCGGTGTAGCTACGCAGTCCATTTGGCGCCAGTGTGTGGAGTGGTCGTTGTTACCAGCACGCGAGAATCACTACTTCGACTGTCTTGTGGGTGCGCTCATCGCTCACGAGATGTTTGAAACTCTTGAGTCGTCTGTTACGTCCTTATCTTCGGAATCTACCAGTTCGAATTGGCTGCTGGAAGGCTTACTACGTTACCGTCAGAGGGCGATGTTATGATTGATGACACGCAGTTACAGCAAATTATCGATTCGCTGGTCGAACAAGCGCGTCAACCGAAGACGGTTACCGTTGATGGTATGACTGTGCAGTATCGCGACGTGAACGAGTTACTCGAATTTGTACGGCAAGCGTCCGAACCGAAAGCGGTTGTGGTCAAAATGAACGCTCCAGGGGCTTTAGGATGATCGGTTGGTTGCGTCGGGTGTTTCGATCAAATTCTAATACATCGTCAACGCATACAGTTTCTTTACGTGCGCGTTACGACGCTGCGGCTACGACTCCCGACAATGCACAGCACTGGGCCCAGGCGGATGCGCTTTCGCCGTCGGCTGCGTTGACACCAAATGTTCGACGCACTCTACGAAACCGTGCTCGTTATGAAGTCGCGAA